GATGGCGCGAGCGAAGCCCGATCGGCAGATACTCCTCGACGTCGAGACCCGTCGGCGGCTCGGCCTGGCGTGCCAGGTTCTCGGCTGCACGCTTGAGGAGTTCATCGGCTTCGCCGTGCGCGAGGCGCTGGACGAGCTGGATGGCTACGCCCGAGACGAGGCGGTTCGACGGGCCTACTACGAGAGCGTGAACAGACAGACCCCCGAGGCGGCTGCTGAGCGCCGCCGCCTCCTACTGGAAGCGAGGGAGAGAGATGGATGACGACGAGCGCCTCCGAGCCACGACCGGCGACCTCTGCCGGGCGACGGCCTACGTCATCGAGGACGAGCGCGAGCGCCGAGACGCCCAGCTCCAGATCTGTCGAGGCTACGACGTCCCGCCCTGGGTCGTCTTCGACTACCCGAAGCCACGCCTAGCGCGCTTGCGCTGGGCGCTCCGGCGCTGGTGGGAGTTCCGATGAGGGCGCCCACCCCCATCTCCACGATCAAGGAGCAGGGGCGCCGGATGCTTCGCTACCAATGCCCCGGCCTCCCCTGCGACCTCTCGAAGGACGCCCCGCAGCTCCAGAAGTGGTTCGACGATCTGCTGGAGCGGCTGGACTACTGGGAGAACACCGTCGCCCCCAACCGGCTCGCTTTGGCGCGTCGGATGCTTCGGCGAGCCGAGGCGGCCGAGGAGCGCGTCAAGGAGCTGGAGCAGCCAGAGACCCGAGTGAGGCGCATCGAGCGAGCGCTGGCGACCGACAGCGACGACCTCGCCTGGCTCATGCTCAACGACTCGCTGGTCGCCGGGCTCGTCGAGGTCGGCCGCCAGCTCGAACGGAGGACGCCGAGATGACCGACACAGCGCCCTCACCGGGCATCCTGATCCTCCCCGACGAGATGGCTGCCCACAAGGCCGACCTCATCGACGTCCTCGCCCAGCTCATGCCCGACCCGCCGCGCGTCCAGTTGGAGAGGGAATACGCCGCCGGCCAGCCTCCGGCGACCCCGACTTCGGTCTCGGCATCCCCGGCTACGCCGTGAGCTGGGAGGAGGGCTCGTGACAGCCGTCCGCTCCAAGCTCTGCATCGCCCGGAGTCTCCGACGCCGACGCATCATGGCCGGGCTGCTGGCAGCCATCCTCATCCTCGTGATCGGCTGGATCGTCTTCGCTGCCGTGCTCTGGGCGCTGCTGGCGCTCTGAGCTGCGTCCCTGACGCGCGCTGCGCCGAGGACTATGGTGGCAGCGATGCGCTCTTGGGACCCGACTAGATGAACCCGACCAAGCCAGCAGAGCGAGACGAGCGGCGCCGGAAGGTCGCCCACGCGATGATCGCCGGGGCGACGGTGAACCAGATGGCCGAGGTGCTCCACGTCAACCGCACGACGGTTCTCGCCGACATGAAGGTGGTCCGCGACGACTGGAAGCGAGAGCGGCTCGGCGCCTTCGAGCGCCTCTCGGCCGAAGTCCTAGTCAGGCTGGACAAGCTGCACGAGGCGGTCTGGAAGGACGCCCTCTCGACGACGATCACCTTCGAGCAGCGCATCCGAGCTGTAGCGATGGCGCTCAAGATCACCGACCAGGTCTCGAAGCTGGTCGGGCTCTATGCGCCGCTACGTCTCGATGTGCGGGACGACCGGATGCAGAGCCGGGAGGACTTCGACCGAGAGGTACGAGAGCACCTGGCCCGGCTGGACGCTGCCGACGCTGGAGCCGTCGAGGCCGAGGCGCGGGCGATACTCGAAGGCGCCCGAAGCAACGGAGACCACCCGAACGGTTAGCAAGTGTTAACGTAACGCCATGCCCCGTCATGCCGTAGAAGGTGCCCCGCTCCGCAACGTCGGGCTCCGGCTGACCGACCACGAGATCCAGCTCGTCGACGCCATCGCGACATCGAGGCAATGCACGAGGGCCGAGATGCTCCGGCGCATGGTCCAGCGAGTGCTCGCCGCCTACGAGTCGCCCTCGGCGAGAGCGCCGCTCGGCGTGCGCCACGAGGTCACCACACGCTTCAAGGGCCGATGAGTGCCCGAGTGGCAACCAAAGCTCGACGGCTACTCGAAAGTCGAGCTGGAGGCGTACAGCCAGCTCGCCCGTGACGCGCTCGCCCAGGCGCGCGACGAGTGGGAGGCGCACCGGGCTCGCTGGCTCGCTCAGACGCTCGGTGGCATCAGCGACGACGGCAGGCACGTCCCTCGGCGCGAGCAGCTCCCGCCCAGCTTCCTGTGGACGGTCCTGTTCCTCCTCGGTGGACGAGGCGCTGGCAAGACCCGACCCGGCGCCGAGCAGGTGAGCGAGTGGGCCCGGACGACGCCGAGCGCGCGCATCGCCGGAGTTGCCCCGGTCATCGCCGACTTCCGGGACATCATGGTCGAAGGCCAGTCGGGGCTCCTCTCGATCCTCCCGCCCTCGGCGCTCCGAGGCGGCAGCGTCTCGACGGCCTGGAACCGCTCCCAGATGGAGTTCAACTTCTCGAACGGGGCGATGTTCTCCGGCTTCTCCAGCGAGAAGCCCGGCTCGATCCGAGGGCCGAACCACTCCTACGCCTGGGTCGACGAGCCCGCCGAGTTCAAGGACGCCTTCCTGACGCCGACGAAGGACACGACCTGGTCGAACCTGATGCTCTCGCTCCGCATCGGCCAGCACCCCCAGTGCATCGTGACGGGGACGCCGAAGCCGGTCGCCCTCATCACCTACCTGCTCGACAACCCCCGCGTCACCTGGGTGCGCTTCTCCACCTACCGGAACCTCGGCAACCTCGCGCCGACCTTCCGAGACGAGATCCTCTCGATGTACGAGGGCACGACGCTCGGGCGCCAGGAGCTACACGCCGAGATCGTCCAGCAGATCGAGGGCGCCCTTTGGACGCTGGCGATGTGCGAGGACCGCCGAGTCACAGAGACGGAGATGGTGGAGGACGAGGACGAGCCCGGTGTCTTCCACCAGCGGCTCAAGCTCCCTCCGATGCTCCGCAAGGTCATCGCCCTGGACCCCTCGATGGGCGGCGAGGCCGGGATCGTCGTCTGCGGCGTCGGTCGGGACGGCCGGGGCTACGTCATCGACGACCTGTCGAAGAAGTCGAGGCGCTCCGAGTGGGCCAAGATCGTCGTCGACGCCTACTGGGCCGAGCACGCCTTCGCCGTCATCGCCGAGCGCAACCTCCCGCCGATCCAGGAGACCATCGACATCATCCGCTCGGTCCCGGCCAGCGAGGAGAACCCAGGCGGCGCGAGCGTCCGCATCATCCCCGTCAACGCCCGCGAGGGCAAAGCTGCCAGAGCTGGCCCGGTCGTCACCCTCTGGGAGCAACACAAGTGCTCCATCTGCGGCTCGCTCGGTGACCTGGAGTCGCAGCTATGCACGTGGATACCCCCCGGCCAGCCGGACGCCTCGAAGTGGTCGCCGAACCGCCTCGACGCGATGGTCTGGGGGCTCACCCACCTGCTCGTCCGCAACCGCCCCGGACGGCACGCTCGCACGAGCGCCAGCTCGGCGACGACGCAGATCCCGCAGATGACGAGCTAGTCACTCCATCTGCCCGCGCCGCGAGGTACGCTCCCAGCGTGGCCACCAAGAGCGGTCTCCCCGGCGTCCCGAAGCTGCCGAAGCCGACGAAGACCCACAAGCCGAAGCACATGCACGCCAGAGCCGCCCGGGCGGTCAGGGCATCCCCTGGGGGCAGCACGAAGAACGTCGGGGCTGCGACGTCGATGGGCAACCCGGCTCGCAAGACCCGAGCCCGCGCTCGTGGCGTCGTCGTCCAGGGATGACGCCGTGGCTGGCCCTGCTGGCAGCTTCCCTCGCTGCCTTTCGGATCGCCCGCCTCGTTGTCGCCGACTCGATCACCGCCAGGCCGCGCTCGTGGCTCGTGGTTCGCTCCCCTCGCCCTCTCGGCGAGCTGCTCTCGTGCGAGTGGTGCGTGAGCGTCTGGGCTGCTGGCGCCCTGACTGCCGGGCTCGCCGCCTCCGGCATCGTTCGGGGCTGGTGGCTCCTCTGGCTGGGCTGGCCCGCGATCGCCGGGCTGGCTGGACTCTTCGGATCTTGGAGTAGACGATGAAGCTGCCGTTCGCGAAGCCAGCGGCGCATCGGCGCCGCTCGCACATGTCCCTCAAGGCTGCCGAGAGCCGGACGAAGACGATCGAGCGCTCGAAGCTGATCCCCGAGCTGCTGGAGCGCGGCACCTTCCAGCATGAGCTCCCGAGCGACGCCGAGCTGCTCAAGGAACTCGATCGGATCGAGGCAGCCGAGAAGTCGGCAGCCGTCCGGACGACCCCGAAGGGCTCGCACGGGGGCAAGGGCGTCCAGGCCGCAGCCGCCGTCTTCGGGCAGGGCCGCCTCGATCGAGACGCGATCCCGCCGCCCTCAGCCGTCCGGCTCTGGCAACAGGAGGCGTGGGGCTTCTACGACCTCGTCGGCGAGCTGGGCTACTCGATCGACTTCTACGCCAACTGCTTCTCGCGCGTCGACCTCGTGCCTGGGCTGGAGAACGAGGACGGCACGGTCCAGACGACCTTCGACGACGAGGCGCCGGAGCAGAGCGACATCGGCAACATCGCCTCCCTCATCAAAGACCTCAAGCCGAGCCACGGCGGGCTGACCGGGCTCAACTCGACGGCAGGGGCGAACCTCGCTCTGGCGGGCGAGGGCTTCCTCTACCTCAACGACGAGAAGGACTGGAACCCCGGCACGTGGGAGTTCCTCTCGACTGACGAGCTGCGGCCCATCTCGGGCGGTGGCGGCTCCAGCTCGAAGGTGACCTGGGTGCGCTACTACGGCCCCGGCTTTTATCCACGACGTCTCGACGAGACGAGCTACATCGTCCGCTGTTGGTCGCCACACCCGCGGTTCTCCAGACATGCTCAGTCCTCGATCAAGCGGCTCTTGCCGATCCTGGACGAGCTGGTGCTGCTGACCCGAGAGGTGCGCGGCGAGACCGTCTCCCGCCTCGTCAACAACGGGCTCGTGCTGATGCCGGACGAGCTGAGCTTCACGAACGACGAGGAGGGCGACCAGGGCTCAGAGGAGCAGGACCCCTTCACTCGCGACTTCATCGAGTGGTGCATGAAGCCGATCACGGACAAGGACTCCGCTGCTGGCGTGGTGCCCATGACGATCGTCGGCCCGGCCGAGTACCTACAGCACATCCGCTACGTCTCCTTCGCCCGCCCGGACGCAGCGGTGGCGATGGCGAAGCGGCGCGAGGCAGTCGAGCGCTTCGCCCAGGGCGTCGACCTGCCCCCGGAGATCGTCCTCGGGCACATGAACACGACCTTCGCCAACGCCGAGCAGATCACCGAGGACCTCTTCCGCACGCACATCGAGCCGAAGCTCCTCGTCTGGTGCGAGTGCCTCACCGTCGGCTACCTCTGGCCCGCGCTGATGAAGGCGGCTGG